TTAGGCTTATAGTAAGGGTGCGTTCAGAAAAGTGAACAAAAACGAAAGGAGGCGGATATGTGACATACCAATATGATAAGCTGCGTGGCAAAATCGTTGAGAAATTTTCAACATTAGACAACTTTGCTAAAGCCTTGAATATGTCGCGTCCTACGCTTAGCCTTAAGATCAATAACCGCTCTGAATGGTCGCAAACCGAAATCAAAAAAGCGTGTAAGCTCTTAGGTATTAAAGACAGAGAAGTGGCGGAATATTTTTTTAAGACTTAAGTTCAGATAACTGAACAGGAAAGGAGAGAAGACAATGAATTATGACGCGGGAACAGTCCTGCAAAGCCGCTATGAGGCGGTTACGCGCGGGTGGATGCTCACAAAGGACATACAGCGTTGTGTGCCTTGTGGCTATCGCAAAGCCGCGCAGATTCGGAAAGAGATTGAAAAAGAAATTGAAACGTCTGGTTTTGAAAACCTTAGAGGGTGCATTCTGACAAAGAAGTTCCTGGAGTACATGCACCTGTCAGAAAAGAAAATCATCCAGGAATACGAAAAAGGAGGTCCGGATAATGGACTTAACGTTAATGGAACAGATCAATGAAAACCGAAAAGCTGAAAAGTTACTGCGTGATGGCGAGCCGGACTATCTCGACTGGGGAGCTGTCTACGCCTACAACGCGAAAGAAACTAAAGAAAAACACGTTGCAAGGAAATCAAAGAAGAGCGTAAGCGATATTGAAGTTGTAGGGACAATCCTTGCCACATGTGCAATCGCGACAACGCTGATTTACATTTTTACCTTCTAAAAAGGTAAAAGGACCAATGCCGGCGCAGGAAAGAAGGCGCTCACTTAATCCTCCTTTCTAAAATTACATACGTATAGACATTATTCTGTTTCATATCGTGGGTGTGATTCACGCATGGGGTATCATATCGAATCCAGTCCGGCACTTGTCAGTTACCACCTCGGACTGCTTCTTTCCGGCGCGAGCATTGGTCCAGAAAGAGAATTGAATGTTACTTATTAAAAATTTAAAAATGCCTAAATCATGTTCAGAATGTCCCTTTTCAAGAGTCACGATTAAGAGGGACCAGGATTGTGATGGTATGCCTAGAAGACTCATCGGCTACTGTATAGCCAGTCAGAAATACAACGCGGACTGTGTGCTAAATCGTGCGAGCTTTTGTCCCTTGGAAGAAATCTATGCCAACTCCAAAACCGAATAGTCCGGAGGAGCTTGAACTTGCGGCACTGATAGGACCGCATGTAAGGGATTTTCGAGAGCGTGAAGGTATCTCACAGACTGAACTTGCCACCGCACTGGACGTCGCACCTAGTACAATCAGCTACTTAGAAAACGGCTACAGGCTTCCAAGACGAAACACAGTAATGAAGATATTGGAATATATCGACATTGATATACCCGACCTTAGTGATCGTCTGAATTTTATAGGCAAGCTCAAATGGGAAGAAATCAAGCACACTGCGAAATGCGAAAAGATACGCGAGAATAAAGCGAAACATTATCACTACAACTGCGATGAAAGGACACGTACTGTCTACTCACTGGTAGATGGAAAAGTTATAGAAAGAAAGGAAGAGGACGGATGGAAGATAAAGTGAATCATCCAAAGCACTACTGTAAGGGCGGTATCGAGTGCATTGACGCAATTAAAGCAAGCATGACCGATGAAGCCTTTAAAGGGTTCTTAAAAGGCAACGTCATTAAATACATGTGGCGGTATGAAATCAAGAATCAGACAGAAGATCTGAAAAAAGCGCGATGGTATTTGAACCGATTATTAACGGAAAGTGGAGAAATTCTGAATGGCTAAAATGGAACGCTACATAAGAATCGAAGTAAATGATAACGGCGACTGCTCAGCTCATGTCAACGGTTTGACTACCTCTCAAGTAGGTATGTGCGTAGGCAGTATGCTCTATCAAATTCAGCAAGAAATGCCAGGCGGACCGTACGAGAAAGAAATGGTGTTTGAGCTTTTCATGAAAGCGATGTCTCGCGGATACGACGTACTAGCTGAACGCGAGCAGGATGAGGACTATCAGGCGTGAATAAGAAAACAGTCCGAAAGGCAATAAGCATTTGTCAAAGCTGCCCTTGTCATAGCTTTGATGCTAAAGAAAAAGCCGCGATTTGCGGCAAAACGGGAAAGAAAGTTGCATGGTTTCATTTTTATGAAACCTGTCCGAAAGAGAAAGAGGAAAAAGAAAGTGGAAATTAAAACCGGTATGCTTGCGGATTTATACCAAAAGCAATATGAACTGGATCAAGAAGTCATTTCAGATTTAGGTATCGTACAGCCAAGTGTCAAGCTCATCAATATCGCCTTTTTATGCGAAGTAGGGGAAGTCCTGCAAGCATGTAAGAAAAAATGGTGCTGGTGGAAACGCACATGTACTGAACCTGACAGACGAGAATTATTAGAAGAAATTGCCGACGCTTTACATTTTGCGCTGTCTTGGGAATACAATCGCAAAATCGAAAATTATCCAGAAGATTTTGAAAGTAAGCAGGAACGGACGGCCTTATTTATGAAATTAGCTGCTGAAACGGGCGTTAATTATCGCTGGGAAAATCTGGCACTGGCAAAGCAGAGAAACATCGAAACTATCGCCGAAGTACCGGGAACACTGAATAAGGTGACTTACGTTTTAAGCATCGCGGATGTTCTTGGCTATAGCTTTGAGGAAGTGTATTACGCATATCTGGATAAGCATCAAGAAAACTATAACCGTTTAGACAGAGGGTATTAAGCATGTATGTAAAAGTTTTGAGAAGTGCCGACGGATGGGACATGGAGCTTGTAATCGAAGCAATCCGTTCAAGCTGGTGCAGTTATGACAAGTCAGATACTGAATTGGATCCGTATTGGTGGGAATATCAAGGAGATCCTGAAATCGGTGAAAAAGACAAAGAGTTAATGCTTAAGCTCATCAAGGCCGGTCCTGAACACTCTAAATTCTTAAGAATGCTGCCGGTCTATCTGGAAATCAAAGCACCGCTTTACTGGTGGAAACAGTTTGACACATACAAAGTAGGAACTGTGACCTGTTCAGAATCTACGATGCACACATTGACGCATAAACCTTTAGAGCTAACTGATTTTGAAATCTACGATACCGGTTCAGATGAAGCAATTAGTGTCATGCAAAATCTCATCGAGTATATCAATAAGCTTATTGAAGAGTACAAATTTTCAAAGGGCGTAAATGAATTTGACGCGATCATCCGCCTCTTGCCGGAAAGCTACTTACAAAAACGCTATGTGAAAACAAATTATGCGGTTTTAGCAAATATCGTGAAGCAACGTAAAGGGCACAAATTAAGCGAGTGGGCTTTATTCATTAAAGAACTGAGATGCGGACCGAGCGGCTGCCGGGGTATCAATTATCCTTGGCTTATTTTCGACGAGGAATAGCTATGGCAAAGATAATGCCAAAGCGTAACCCTGAATTTGACAGACCCTGCTATGCAGTGCATTGGAAAAGCCGCGACAGCGTAGAAACAGATTACACTGCTTCATCGGTCCGTGAGTTAGCGGAGATTATGGGCAGAGGAAAAGGAGCTTGCACCTGTATTTGTGAAAATGCGGTATACAACGGGAGAGGCCGATCTCTTTACTCAATCTTCAAGAATGAGGAAGAATTTACCGATTTTATGAAGTCAGGAAAGCAATACAACATGGCAGTGAAGCACTTGCCTACCGGCAACGTTTGGGAAAATGTAAAAACTGCCGCAAAATGGCTTGGAGTCCCTTACCCTACAATGAATTTCTACGCGAAGGGTGGAACAGATTTTAAGCGAGTGCAGGAGCACCCGGTCATTAAGGATCCGGCGCTTAAATATATAAGGAAGCCAAATCAGCCGCCTATCTTCACATGGACAGGTGTAAGTGAAGCTGACCAGCTTAAAAACTTCTACAAGCACTCCGGGGACGGGTTCGAGCGCGTAGCAGTGAATAGTATGGCAAAGTTAAAAAAAGAGCCATACCTGATTGTAGGCCATTTTGCGGGCGAGCCTGTGAAGATCATAAGCATGGATGCAGACGGGAGTGCTCACCCGTACAAAGTGAGATTTAAAAATGGGGACATTGGCTATTTAAGCCATGACGAATTTGAAAGGGTGTAAGCATGTATAACGAGACAGCACAACGATATGAAAAACGTCTGTTAAATGTCATTAGCTATTACCGCGCGCAGGAAAATGACTACCGCCGATTATCAAGAGGTATGACCGACACCAGCGCGAGTATTTCAGTGAATTATGAAGCAGCGGCAGAAATCTACAAGGACTGCGCGGAATACCTAGAAGATGAATTTCTGCTCATTTTAGAGGAAGAAGAGGACGAAAAAGTATGACGGATAAGGAATTAGAAAAATTCTATCAATGCTTGGAAAAGATTGAACGCAAACTCGACTTTCAAAATGAGGAGCGCATTAAAAGACTGGAAGAAGAACTGAAAGAAAAAGCGCAGAATGCGTGGGACAGATATTGCGAAGCCAGAGTAAATAACAACGAGCGTGACGCAGACGTATACAGCGGCGAGTATATCGGTTTGAGCGATGCTTTAGGAGCACTGTACCACTATTACCTCTGGTTAGTGGATGATGCGGAGGAAGAAGGGGAAGAATGAAAAATATCGAAGACCTAAAAAAAGATTTAGGAAAAACCATTTTAGCCGGAGCCGTTTCAATTTCTAAAGATGATTTAGAAAAGCTCATGAACATGATTAAAGAAGTTTTAGAAAAAGAGGAAGAAAAACCGAAAGAAGAAAAAGTAAAAACGATTTGGGATTTAAAAGCCGGAGACCTTTACTACCTTATAACCAGTAGTGGAATGATACTGGATAAAGAATTTCAATCTGATTATTCGTCGGAAAGTCGCAGAAATACAGGAAACGTATTTTTGACCGGAAAAGATGCCACAATCGAAATACAAAAAAGACGAGTTGAAGCACTACTGCAAAAATATGGTGGTGTTCCTTTTAGAAAGCTGAATCACAAAAAAGATACCAATAATTATGTGATTATCGTTACTTACGAGAAAAATGAGGACGAATACGAGGTATGGACTGACTATATCGGGTTTAAGGATGTAGAGATTGCAGCTTTAGATGGAATCATTCCGTTTGCTTTCACTTCCGAAATTGCGATGTATGACGCTATTGATGAAATCGGTAAAGATAGACTGATTGCTTACGCTTGTGGGGAGCTTTTTGAAATCGACTAAGGAGTAAAAATGACAGAACAAGAATTAAGAGAAGAAATTACCGAAATGTTGCTTGAAAGCGGCATAACAAAAGCTGCCGATGACTTTGTCGAAGCGTTTAACAACTTCTGCGAAAGACTAAAAAAGGAAAGAACTGTTTGGGATTTGAAATGTAACGATAGGGCGTATTTCATCAACACTTTTGGATATATCTATGAAGAGTTTTTCGCTGAAGAAGATTTTGAATACGATGCTATCAACGTTGGTAATTGCTTTTTGACAGAAGAAGACGCTCAGCTTGAATTGCAAAAACGCAAGGTCGAAGCACTACTTGAAAAGTATGGCGGTGTTCCTTTTAGAAAGACAAACCATAAACATGACGGCGGTAATTACTACTACACGATTATGGTTACTTATGCCTATCCTGACAAATATTATGTGGTCCCTCAGACGGTTTATTTCCCAGACGGAGGAATCAATTTGAATGATGTCATTCCATTTGCTTTTAAAACGGCGGATCATGCAAAAAGTGCAATTCAAAAAATTGGCGAAGAGCGCTTGATTGCCTACGCTTACGGGGAGTTGTACGAAAATGCTTGAGGTTAGAAAGTTTCGCATAGAAATTTACGATGACACACATGGAGATCTACGCGCATGACTAAACCAGAAATCGAAGAAATCTATAACAAGGCTATTGAAACGATTGGGATGGCGGACTGTTATACAGGCTATAAAAATAAGCCTTGGATGGCCATTGCGTATCATGAATGTGCAGAAGATTTACTTTTATACATTATCGAAAAATACAAAAATGGAAAGGTTATGGAAAAATGACTAAAACCGAAAAAGATAAGCTGATTTCAATTTTTATGTATTGCCAAACTACATATGAAAAGAGCGCGTTATATAAAACGCACCATCTCGAAAACGACCGCACATACCACTATTTAGATGGATTTCAGGATGCATACCGTCAAATGACAGATGATCTGTGCCATGCTTTCCCATTTTTAGAAAATTATGGCGGTCAGGGATGCTACTCCCCTCAAGGAGGCGCTAAATGAGCGGCGGATTGTTACTGGGGCTATTGGTCGGATTTTCCGCCAACGCGATTCTTTATATCTACTTATATACGCGTTGCCCTGCGCTGGTGGTGCAACAACAACGTAAATGATGGCTATCAAACAAGCATGTTCAATATCGACCATAACAAATACTTAAAAGAGTTTATTATGGAAAATCCGCCTACTTTTAAAATCAGCAACCTTTGCTGCAAATACGCGAAAAAGGAAGTCAGCAAAAAGTATGAAGCAGAAAATGACATTGGACTGACTATGACCGGAATCAGAAAAGCGGAAGGTGGTGTAAGAGCCGCAGCCATTAAAGGATGCTTTTCTCACAACGACAAAAAAGCAGATCAATACAGGCCTATTGTCTGGTTCTCAAATACCGATAAAAAAGAATACAAAGAAAAATTCGGCATTGTTAATTCGGATTGCTATGAAAAATGGGGATTTAAAAGAACAGGCTGTGTCGGCTGTCCTTATAATTTGAAAATCGAACAGGAGCTTGAAACTGTGAGAGAACGTGAACCTAAGTTATATAACGCAGTTATGAATGTATTTAAAGATACTTATGAGTACACGCATAAATATAGAGAGTTTGTAAAGAATAGAAAGGAGAAACAAAATGCAGATCAAAATTGAAATTGTAACTGAATCGGCTAAAGAAGCCGCAGATGTACTGGCAAAGGTAGCGGGAACTCCGCAAGTACTGCGAACCTACTCCGCAGAATGTGAGAAGCAGAAAAAGATTTTGCACGATCACCCTGCTCGGCCTGGGTCTGGTAATGAATAAAGAATACACCCCTGTGAAACCGGGTGACAGATTCGGAAAATGGACTGTTATTAAGAAAGCACCGCGTGATGAATCTTCAAAGGCGTATTGGTTTTGCAAGTGTGATTGCGGCCGCATTCGCAGAGTATCAGATTATGGTCTAAAAGCGGGTCTTACGCAAAGTTGCGGATGCAAATCACGAAAATATAAACCGATTCAATCAGGCGATAAATTTGGAAGACTTACTGTTATTGAAAAAGCGCCTTCAAACGAATATTTAATTTCAACTAGACCACAGTGGATCTGCAAATGTGAATGCGGAAATACAACCATAGTTGATGAGCTTTCGTTAAAGCAAAAAAGAACCAGAAGTTGTGGTTGCTTGCGTAAAGAAAAATGTTCGGAAGGATTTAAGAAATATTGGGAGGTAAAAAGAAGCGCAAATGTTTAAAGTCACGAAAGGAGCAGATACCACAAAAGGTATTAAAACTGTCATTTATGGTGTCGAAGGAATTGGAAAGACTACTTTAGCAGCTAAATTTCCTCATCCTATCTTTATCGACTTAGAAGGATCGACTACACGCTTTAACGTGGAACGGCTTGAAAAGCCTGAAAGCTGGGATGAGCTTAAGCAGATGATTAAATGGCTTGGCGGCCAGGAATGGGAAACCGTTATTCTCGACACGTTTGACTGGGCGGAATCGCTCGAAGTTGAGGGAATGCTTAAAGAGCATGGGTGGAAATCGATCACAAGTCCTGGATATGGAGACGGATTCAAAATTTCCAGTGAAAGAATCATGTCATTTTTGCGGCAGTTAGAAAGCGATCTGATTGCTAAAGGAAAAAATGTAGTGCTTGTATGCCATTCTCAGATTCGCAAAGTAGATGTGCCAGAAGAAAATCAATCCTATGAGCGCTATGAATTAAAGCTCGGAGACAAAACAACTTCACGCACTAGTCCTTTGGTAAAGGAATGGGCAGACATGATTCTTTTCTGCAACTACAAAATTTACGTAGAAACAACAAGCGGAAATTTCGGAGCTAAAAAAGGCAAGGTACATGGCGGTAAAGAACGCACTATGTATGCCAACAGAACGGCTGTATTCGACGCTAAAAACCGTTTTGGCTTGGAAGATGAGCTGCCTATGGAATGGGATTCAATCAAACATATTTTCGCTAAGAAACCCGTTTGTAAGCCTGCGGAACGCAATCCTGAACCAGACGTTGAATTGAAACATAGAGCGGAAGCAGAGCCACAAAAGCAAGAGCCGGTGCCGATTGTATTTCCAGATGAAGTGCCACAATTCGTAAAAGATTTTTGCGAAGAAAAAATCATTTACCCAGAGGATGTGCAAGTGATGCTTTTTAATTCGAATATTGCAAAAGTTAAAAATTATGATTTAGCAAGAGTACCGGTCAATTTCTGGAAAAGTTTTGTAAATGACTTTGATAATCGTTGGGCAGAAAAAGTAGAAGAAGCTAAAAAAGAAAATCTGCCATTTTAAGAAAATCTTTAAGAAAATCTTATAAAAGGAATTGAATAAAGGAGATAAAAACATGGATGAAAATTTAATGTTCGACTGGAATGATGACATTACCGAAGACGGAAATGAAACGAAAGTTCTACTGCCAGGAACTTACCCGTTTGAAGTGAAAAGCTT